ACAGCATCCGTAGCGACACCTTCTGGTGAAACACTGTCCACGGCTCTCGGCACACCAGTCATTAATGTAATTGCCAACCCAACCGTATCGGTCACAGGGTTTGGATTAAATCAAGTATTAGGAACTTATGCGGTAACAGCAGGTGGTCAAGTTGCTATTGATGCGTCGGCTGAGCCAGATATGGACATGTTCCTTGGTACGCCAACGGTATCAGCAACTGCTAGCTTATCCGTTACTGGCGAAGCACTATCCACGGCTCTCGGAACAGTTAGTGTAGATGCTGTAACTCCAGTAGCTGTAACGGGCCAAGCGATGAATATCGTAGAAGGCACGTCAACAGTTGTAGCAACAGGTGAAATAGATGTAACAGGTCAAGCTGTTAGTTCGGCTGTTGGCACTGCAACTGTCAATGCGTCAGCAACAGCACTACCAAGTGGTAATATTATTTCATCTGCTCTAGGAAATGTAACCCTAGCGTCAAATGTAACTATTATTCAAAATGGTATTCCAATGACCCTAGAGTTAGGAGATGAAGCTGTTTATGCATGGGTAACAGTGGATGATGATGCAAATACACCTTGGACTAACGTAGATGACTCAACCACAAATACTTGGACAAATGTTGATGATTCTGTTACAAATACATGGCAGGATGCAGCTTAGGTAAATTATGTCAACATATTCAAACAGACTACAAATTGAGCTTATTGGTGTAGGAGATCAAGCAAATGCTTGGGGTACTACAACAAACAACAATTTTTCACAATCTTTAGAACAGTCTATTGCAGGGGTATACACAAAGAATATATCATCTGGAACGACAACGACTTTAACATCAACAAATGGACCTGCTACACAAGCAGATAACGAAAATAGACAAGCAGCTATTATATTTACAAATGCTTCAGCTAATCACACTGTACAATTTACAGTAAAAGAAAAATTATATTTCTTACGAAATGCATCGACAACATACACAGTTACAGCAAGACTAGGGGCTGCAGGAAATACATATGTTATTAATCCGCAGACCAGTGTCTTTCTAGCCACTGATGGTACTAATTGGTATGAACTCCAGACATCAGGTGGCACATGGATTACAAAGAACGCCGCTTACACCGCTTTTAGTGGCGATAGAATATTTGTTGATACGTCATCACAAGCCGTTACTATTACATTACCCGCAGCTCCTGCAACAGGAGATGAGATACGGTTTGTTGATGTAGCTAGTACGTTTGATACAAACAATTTAACAGTAGCAAGAAATGGTTTAAAAATAAATAACCAGACATCAGATTTAACAGTAGCAACCGAAGATGCAGCATTTGGATTGGTATATTCAGGTGTGTCTTATGGTTGGAAGATAATGGAGAAATAGAATGCCAACTTATGAATCTATTAAATATAAATTCTCAGGAACCGCAGTTACTGGCGTATTACAAGAAGCAGATAACCTTAATGATGTTGCTGATGCAAGCACTTCTAGAACAAATCTAGGTGTTGCAATAGGTAGTGACGTACAAGGGTTTTTCTCTGCTGATGCAGGAACAAATGCCAATGGTACAAGAACAGTGAGTACAAGTGCACCAAGTGGTGGATCCGATGGAGATATTTGGTACAAATATACATAATGCCTTATGCCAATTTATGTTAAAGACGGTGGTACTTTTCGTGAGATAAGCTCTGATGCTGGCTCACAAGTCTACGTGAGAGACGGTACCTCGTTTACTAACAAAACAATTACAAATGCTTACGTCAAAGATGGTGGCTCATGGCGCACGGTCTTTACTTTATTTGATACACCAGGAAGTTTTACAACAGCAGGATCAGGGACAACACAAATCGCTGTTCCAGCCAATGCTAATGCTATTCATATTAAACAAGCAGTTGGTGGAGGTGGAGGTGGTTACACGGGTGCATCTTATGACAAAGCTGGTGGTGAATCATCTGGACCAGGCGGTGGATCAGGAGCTTATATTTCTGATCGTGTATATACAGTTGTTGGAGGAGAAACTTTAACATCAGTAGTAGGAACAGGTGGTAGTAAAGGTACAGGTGCTTATAGTGGTTCAGCAGGCGCAGGATCATTAACAAGTTTAACTGGATCAAGTACTAATGCAATATTTTCTTTAGCTGGTGGTGGAGCTTCTTCTGTATCAGGTGGTGGAGTGCAAGGACCTCTTCGATCTAATACAGCAGGTACAGGAGGAACAGCGACAGCGGGAACTTCTTTATCTTCTGGAACTACCGTGGACGGAATTAATATAACAAGTTTTTCAAGTGGCCCTACAAACACTTTTAATGACTCAGGTAACGGAGTTACAGGTGGCAATAATGGTAACTGTGGTGGAGACAACTGTCAAATAAATGGTAGTGATGGTGCTGACTCTTACAATGGTTTAGCAGGCACAGGTGGTGACGGCGGTAGAGTCAATGTTCCTGCTACAGCAGGTACACAAGGTGGAGGTGGTGCTGGTGGTGGCGCTGAAAACTACAATTCAGGTACAAGTGGATCAGACGGTGGCGCTGGTGAATTAATATTTAGATTTATAAGGATTGCATAATGCCTTTTACTAAAATAGCTTTTGCCCCAGGGATAGACAAACAAGACACGGAGTATGGTGCAGAAGGTCGTTGGACTGATTCTGATTTTGTACGTTTTCGTTATGGCTTACCAGAAAAAATTGGTGGATGGATAAGACTTATTCCAAATACATTAGTTGGTGTTGCACGAGACATGCACGCATGGACTTCTTTAGATGGTGTACGGTACACGGCCATCGGCACCGATAGAAAATTATATATTTATACAGAGGGTGTAGCGTATGATATTACACCAACAAGAGCCACAGGTTCAATTACAGGTTTTACAACAACAAATGGATCAGCAACAGTTACAGTTACTGATGCAAGTCATGGAGCAGAGGTCGGAGATTTTGTTACTATATCTTCTACGTCAGGTGCGGTGAATGGTATTCCTGCAGCAACGATGGATGCAGAGTATGAAATACTAACTGTGCCTTCAGCCAATACATATACAATTACAGCGGCAGCGAATGCAACAAGCACAGGAGCATCAGCGGAGACAGCGACAGCGACATATCAAATATCTGTTGGTACAGCCGTATCTCAATATGGTTATGGTTGGGGTACGTATGAGTGGGGTAAAGAAGCATGGGGCACGCCTCGTTCTACGTCTAACGTTACAATAGAAGGACGTAACTGGTCCTTTGATACTTTCGGTGAAGATTTATTAGCTACTGTAAGTAATGGTGGAACATTTAGATGGGACACATCTGTAGGTGTTGGTACACCTGCCGCAGTAGTATCTAGTGCACCTACTCTTTCTCGATTTAATTTAGTATCAATGCCAGATAGACATGTGTTTTTATTTGGTACAGAAACAATAATAGGTGATGAAACTACAAGAGATGATTTATTTTTACGTTTTTCTTCACAAGAAGATTATACAACATGGATACCAACAGCAACAAACACAGCAGGTTCATTTAGAATACAAGACGGATCAAAAATTATAACGGCTGTACGTTCACGTAACGCGGTATTAGTTTGGACGGACACAAGTTTAAATGCCTTACAATTTGTTGGTGCACCTTTTACATTTAACTTAACACAAATAGGAGCAAACTGTGGAGCTGTATCACTTCACTCAGCAGTAGATGTAAATGGCACAGCCTTTTGGATGTCACAAAATTCTTTCTATAAGTTTGATGGTGCTATTTCTAAAATGCCTTGTAGTGTACAAGATTATGTCTTTGAAGATTTTAGTATTACAAATCAACCAGAAACATATGCAGCAGTTAATTCAGAGTTTAATGAAGTAACATGGTTCTATACATCTAATAATGCAGTACAGATAGATAGATATGTAACGTATAATTATTTAGAAAATTGTTGGTCAACAGGATCTTTAGCTAGAACAACATGGCAAGATTATGGCGTGTATCAAAAACCTTATGCTACCGAATATTCTACAACAACAATTGCAAATAATAATGTTATTAATGGCTTAACAGCAGGAGCTACAACTATATTTCAACATGAAACAGGTGATGATAATGATACGACACCAATAGATGCTTTTATAGAGTCAGGTGATTTTGATATTGCGGATGGTCAACCTTTCTTACATATTGGAAGAGGTATACCAGACTTTAAAGGTTTAACAGGCTCCGTAGATTTAACCTTAAAATTTAAAACATATCCAAGTGCAACGACAAGCACAACTGTGGTACGAACTATTGTTCCAACAACAGAAAAGTTTGATTTACGAGGACGAGGACGACAAGCTAATATTCGTATTGACAGTGACGCTGTTGGTGATAAATGGCGATATGGTACATTACGATTAGATGTACAACCAGATGGAGGCAGATAATGGCTAAGATTACAACGACAAGATTTCCTCAAGCAACCCCTGAATATCAACCTACTATAATTGATATATTAACAAGGTTGTTAGAGCAAATAGTACAGCAATTAAATTTTGGTTATCAACAAGATTTAAAAGACGAATCTACAGCAAGGACGTGGTTTCTTGGCTGATTCATTTTTAAGTTTTTCTGCTAGTGCTACAGGTACTGTGTATACAGTTCCTACAGCTAATCAAAATTCACAACCTCCTATTCCTCCAACAACAGCATTAGTTAAAAGTATTCGCATATCCAATCAATCAGGTGGCGCAGTTGCGACAACAGTTACAATGTTAGATAGTAGTAATGGTAATTTAGAAATAGATCTTTTTAAAGATAGTTTAGCGGATGGAACAGAACAAGAAGTTTTAAGTCAACCGATTGTGTTAGAGCAGGCTGATCAAATTAAATTGACAGGCGGTATAAAAATATTAGTAAGCTTAATGGAGATATCATAATGACATTTAAAAAAGTTCAAGAATCAAAAGAAATTGGTAAACAAGTTATTGAGGGACAAGAGATTCCTATCATACAACCTGAAGTTCATGTTGAAGTTAAAAATAAAAAAACAGGCACTGATTATAATTCTGAAGAAGAAGCTAAATTAGATATAGCTAATCCAAACACAGCTACTACATCTGATGATGTAGAAACTAATGTTCAAATTAAAGTAACTAAATTACCTGACGTGTTTGGTAAAACTAAAGACGACTAAGCGCCACAGTTTTCACAGAAATCATCACAGATACATTTATCTAGATCGCAACCACAAGCAGGGCAATTATTGTCCACTTGCTACCACCCTTTCGTCTTCTGTTAAAGGTCTACCCATACTAGGAGGTTGAGATTGACACGAACATCCGTCAACGTGTTTCTTGTGATCTCTTTCTACTGCTAATAAACGTTCATGATAGCGACTCACCTTGTCAGCGAGGACAGCTATGGCCTTCAATATTTCTTGGTTTTCCATATTTTCTCCTGTTGATTTAATTTTTGGGTGAGATCTAATTTAAACACGTCTGTCATTATTATCAAGTAATCTTTTTATAATTGTTTTCTTGACAACTAATTTGAAATAGTGTCCCAGCCACTTGGATGCGGTATACAGTGTTCTGTCTTTACCCCTGCTTTCATGGTAAGTAACACATCACCACTTATACTTATTCTAGCTTCTTCTTTTGTATTTACTTCCGTGTAGTGTAATAAACCACTTGGAAAAATAATAAAGTTACCTGTCTTAACAGGAAAAATATAACTAGAAAAATTAAACTGATTCCAATCAACAATATACTGATCAGTAGGTGGTATAAATAAACCTGTCTGTGCAGCCAATTCTTTTTCAAATCGTATGTTACCCATGTCATCATTGCGCACATAATAAACAAAACTAAAATGACTTGCTGTGTGCTTATGACTAGCAATATGTTGATCTTTTACTGTGTAGGTAGCCCATGATTTTGTAATATGAGCATCAAATTTTTCTTTACTGTATCCTTTTGCTGTTAAAAAAGCATTAATGTTTGTTCCTATATTTTTATACAACTCTTTATATTTACTGTCTTTGTGTAAATTATCTCTAGCTTCTTCTAAATCAGTAAACATGGTATTGCCTTTGACATCAGTTGTAGCTGCGGTTCTACCTGGCTTTTCTTTTACAAAAGATTCAACATGCTTTGCTGTTTCTTCATTATTATTTTCTATGTGTGTATAATAAATAGTCTCGCCAAATAAACTATTGATTGTTGCTTCTTTCTCCATAACTCACCTTTAAATATTCTATTTTAGTTATCCACCCTTTCGGTATAGCAATAGCGCCACCACCATGATTATCATCTTTATCCGTGCACCATGAACGCATAATAACGACTTTTTCTTTTGTATT